ATTATCAGATTGAAGTGAACCTAAACCTGCAAATAATATTGCACTTTTTGCTAATTGATTAGTATTTGAAAAACTTTTTGCTTCTTCTAAACTAAAACCTATATTTCTGAGTTTTTGAATTCCCATTAATCTTTGGTTTTTGTTATTTTGTTTTATTTGTTCTTTATATAATTTATATTCCTCCTGGCCTCTATCTAATATTATATAATCATTTTCCTTTTCATCGTCTGTATCCTTTAATCTATGTGCTCCCCCCCACTCAAAAATACCATTAGGATCTATAGCACCAGATTTATAAGCTTCATCAAAAGTTGGGATATCTAAATAACTAAAAAAGTCAACTCCAGATGCTAATTTAATAAATGAAGATTTATTATTTAATAAATTAATTTCTCTTGGAGATAAAAGATTAGAATCTTCTAAATTAGTTACATCATACCCCTTTCCTGAAAGAGATTGTCTTTGATTTATTTGATTAAAGACATAATCTTCAAATTCTTCTCCTATTAGATTTCCTGTCATAACTATCTTTCATTTAATTGTTTAAAACTATTTAATATAGCTGCTATATCTTGTGGTATTCTAATTTGTATACCTACAGGTGGAAAATATGAATTTTGTTTTAAATTAGGATTTGCAGTAGAAATAATCCACCATAAACTAGAATCACCATAATATTTTTGGGCTAATTGATCATATCTGTCATTTTCTTGAGTAATAACATATATATCTGAGGAACTTAAGGGAGGGGATGGATATTTTGTAGTTCCAAAATATAAAAAATCTCTTCCAAATAAATTTGTATAATCGTATCTATTCATATTAAGCTGTTTCAGTATTATCTGTATTTGTTCCTATAGCTTCTTCAGTATTATTTATATCAACCGAAGCTTGTTCTTGTTCTGTTTTAGAAGAAGGTACTGTAAAATTTTCTGTACCATCAGTACCATCATAATTATTTCCATTTTGATTTCTTAAAGCAATATATCTTTCATCACCAAATTTAGATATAAATGATGCACCTCCTTCTACAAGACCTTCATAATTATTTTGTTGAATTTGAGGTACAAAATTATGGATAGGTTTAAATTCAAATCCAGTAACAGTCATAATATGGGGTAGTTCTTTAGTTTTTTTCCCTCCATCATTTCTTCCAGATTTACTATTAGTATCAATTTCAAAGGGTGATTCTTTTGGATACGATAAATTTAAACTTGTAATTATACCAGGTTGTTCATAACAATATCCACCCATAGTTAAATATGCTAAATTTCCTTGCATATATCCTTGTTGACTATAATCAGGTGCTAAACTAGAAGCTAAAAAGTTTAATTTTTGATACATAGGAATTAATTCATCTACAGATTGAGCAGCTAAAGTCCACCCCATAGATATTGATCTATTAAAAGAATTATACCTATAAAAACTTTCAGCTCTACCCATAAATTTTTCTTCAGACCAACCTGCTGAGTAATTATCTGAAAAGCTATCTATATATGCTCTAAAATGAATGTATGTTTTTAAATCATCATATTCATTACTTAATATACCTATTCTAAATTTTATTAAATCATTTTTAATATTATCTCCTTTATAAGAACCTACTACATTTGAAGAAAGATATAAGGGTAAGGCATTTATTTTATCTAAGGGACCATCTCCAGTTCCAATATTATAATTAGATAAATTTTTATTTCTTCTTCCAGGATTACCTAAATGTACTCTATTTTCTATATTATCTCTAGTATAATCTAAAGTTGTAGATATTACAGATTGGTTTGATTCTGGGTTTTTTAGGGATCTAAAATCAAGTAAAGTTTGGGCTTTTGAAGTTTTTGAATCTCCTACTGCTACTAATTCACTATAGTTAAGAAGATAAGGTTCTTCATTATTAGTTACTGTTACCCTTTTTAAAGATGTTTGACCAAGACCTAATGCTGATCCAGGACCTCCATCATATCTTAATATTTCATCTTTATTTAAAGAAATACTATTAGATTTTTGGCCTGCTGATTTAGATGTAGATAGGATGTTATTTAGTATTCCACCCCCAAAGCCTCCTAAAAAACCACCAACACCTTGACCACTTGTAAGACTATCAAAAAAAGAATCAAAGGGATTATTTGTTTGAGCAGATATCCCCATTTTATAATCAACTAAGTTAGTTAATCTATTTTCAGAAACGGGTTGTTTATTAGTAACTTTTTTAACATAAAAAGGTGCGGAAAGGGGTAAACTATCAGATAAAAAATTTCCAATTGTATCTAAAATTCCTATACCAGTATTGGTTGCATTAGCTGTTGTATTAGCAAAAGGGTTTATACCCTGTTTTAATAAATGACTACCCGCACCACTAAGTCCTACTTGTGCTAAAGTAGAAGTTGGTAAATATACTCCATCATTAACAATAAGACCACTAGCTTGTGATTTAACTGCTGATCTAGATAATAGGTTTTGTTTTAAAGCAAATGATATTCCCTTTGGGCTTTTTAAATATTGAAATATTCTTGAAGTATCATCCTCAGCATGTTGTAAAGCGTTTGCTCTTAGAAGGAAATCAGGACCACCAGTATCTCCAGGAGTACTGTTTACAGAGGTAGTAATAAAGGGTTCTCCACTACTTCCTCCATCTCTACGGTCTTTACCATACCTTAGGGATTTAAGGTCTGTTGTTAAATCTAAGAGTCCCATATTTTGTTATTGTGGTAAGTTATCTAAATACTTTACTGGATCACCTGATGTTAAATTTGAAGGTGCTGGTTTACCATTTATTTTAGGAATACCATCTGCTGAGTAAGTATCATGTAATTTTGATAATGCAAAATCAGGTGTAGATGGTGTACCACCATTTAACCCTGTTAAATTAGAGTTACCTTGTGTTAATTTGTCTAAAAGTCCCATAATTATTGTTTTTATTATAAATATTAAGTTATTGTATTTGTCTAGAACCTACAGAAAAAGCTGTACCTACTTCAGTACTATCCATTTTTACTGTTCCTTCTTTGTTTAAAATTTGTTTTAATAACATATTTGTTTCACCCATATTAGCATTACCCCCTGCTCCGCCTTGTGTATTTATATTAGGAGAAACTGCTAAACCATCACCTGCTGCTGTTACTGTAGTGGCACCAAATTTATCTGTAATAGTAAATGGTCCTGATCCTGGGGGTGCAACACCATCTTCTACGTTACTAAGAGACATTATACCACCAACTGCTGCTGCTGTTGCTAATATACCCCCAACAACTAAAGGAGTTGCAGTACCAAATGACATAGCAATAGCAATTGCGGCTGCAGCTGCTGCCGCTACTAATAATAATGGACCTAACATTTGAACTGTTTCAGAAAATTTTTCCATTGCTCTAGTTTGTTTTTCTTGTAAAGAAAGCATTTTTTCATTATTTAAAGCTGCTTTAGCATCTCTATCTAAATCTTCCTGTGCTTGTGTAGATAATGCTTCTTGAGTCATTAAACTATCTGCTAATTGATCGGCACTCATTCCTAGTGATGCTGCTAATGCTTTTTGTTGAATAACATTCATATTTTGTAGTTCTTCTAAACTACCTGCTTCTTCAACTAATGCTTTAGCTAATGCTTCTTGATCTCCTGCTAAAGCTGCTGCCCTAGCTTTTTCTAAATTTAAATCTCTACCAATTAATAATTCTGCCTCTAATTCTTTTTGAATGGAAGATTCAAAATCTAATAATGACTCCGCAGACCCTGCAACTGCACTCATTTCAATACCTAAAGATTTAGCTGTAGCAACTGCTTTTGTTAAACCACCTTCAATACCCATAGCATTAACTCGGGCTAAACCTGTTATTTTATTAGCTTCATCTAAGACATCTGATAATTTTAATCTAATTCCAAATTCTCTTTCAGCATCTAAAACACTTTTTGCTTGTTCTTTTTCTAGTGTTTTAAAATTTTTACCAGTAACCATAGCTAATTTAGCCATGTTACCTACTGCTTCTTCCGATAATCCAAGTAATGCAAGAGACTCAGCTGCTCCTTCTCTAATATCTTTACCAAACGCAATTGCAGTTCCCCCTAAAGCCTTATTTAAGGACATTACTGCTTTTTTCTGTTCTTTTATAGTAATACCAGTAAGACCTGCTGCCTTACTAGACTCATGCATTTCTTTTTTAAATTCCTTAGCTTCAGATTTAGACATACTAAGGCCACGAGCAATTTCAGTTGTAGATTGATCAGCTTTTTTAAATTGGTCAAATAATTTAGTAGCTAAACCAAATAAAAGACCTGCTCCTAGTCCTGCTACATCTAAATTTTTAACTATATTTTTAGTAACAGTACCTATTTTTTGGCCTGCGGTTGCACTTTTACCTAGGTTTTCTAATTGTACTTTAGATGCTTCATTTGCCTTATCTAAGTTAAAAAACTTATTAAGGTCACCCATTCCTAATTTATTTAATAAACCAGTAAATGCCCCTGTAATTTTTCCTATAGCACCTAAAGACTCATCTTGAGCTTTAACTCTTTCTTCAATTTCTTTAGTAATTTTTTCTTGTTGATTATAAACACCTACTAAAGCATTTGCTTCCTCATAGTTAATTTTTAATCCTTCTCTTTTAGCATTTTCAATTTTATCAAGAACAGATTGTCTTTTTGATTCTATATCAGCAAGTTTTGAAGCTACTTTAGCTTCACTAGCTTTACCTTTATTAGCTTGATCTTGAAGTTTATTTATAGCTTCTTGATCTTTTCTAGATTGAGTTACTGCTTTTGAAAGATCTCTTTCGTAAACTTGAGTAAGTTTTTCTGCTTTTTTTACAGCATCATCCACTCCTTTACCAAACCCATTTGCAAATGTAGAAGCTAAAGAGGCTAATGTTGAATCTAATTGCAACATTATTTCTTTAAATTCCTGTGCTTCTTGTGTAGCTTTTTTTACATCATCTCCTAATGCCATAAGGGTATTTTGTTATAAATATTAAAAAGAATAATTTTTTATATAACTAGACTTGTTTTTAAATTGAGGTCTTTTTACTTGACCTTTGGAATTAACTAAAGAATCTTTATTTTTTGACTTATTTGCTCTTTCATTTTGAGCTTTATTATATTCATTTATCTCATGGAATGTAAATTTACGAAGCCAAATAGGCATATTATATATTGTAAACCAATCATAGCCTCCATTTCCATGGAAGACTATGTTGTGTATTTGAGTAAATAAATTTTTTCTGTAAGTTTGACTATTTTCCAAAGTCAGGCCAAAAAAATCCAACCCCAATTGGAATTGTTTTTGTTGTTTCGCTACCAGAGGGAAAAAAAGTTAAATCTACATCAGGAGATATTGACTTAATATATTCTCTTAAGGCACGAGCATCTCGTGCCAGTAGATATTTATCTACAAATTCTCGAATATCTTTTTTATCTGTTTTTCCTTCTACTGATAAAATCATATGTTTTAATCTTGTAGTAAGAGTAGGATCTTCATTTTTATTTATTTTCTTTAAACCATCTAATTCACGTTGGATTTTTACTTCATCTCCATGATTTAATAATTTAAATGTAATTTCATTACCCGAATGAGGGAATGTATAATTAAATTCATTTTTACCGGATTTAAATAATTCTTCGTCTATTTCAATGTTATTTACATCAGTTAGATCAACTGTTTCTTCTACTCCTTCATATGTAAAATTATAATCTTTACCATACCCTAAAACACGGGCTGCTATCATTATTGCATTTTTATCACCAATTAATAAATCACTATAATTAAATTTAGTAATAATTAAGGATTGCAGTAATTTGTCTAATACTACACCATCTCTAATATAAGCTTGATTGGTAAGGATATCTTCTTCCTTAGCTGTCATGTATTTCATTTCAATTTTACCTTCAGCTAAAGGATGATCTTTAGGATATAATTTACCTTGTGATGGGAGATCTACTACTTCTGTTGGGAGTTTAAATTCCGCCATAATCTTTATTTATAATAACTTTTTATTCGATGATAAATATTAAGATAAGAAAAGGCTTGCACTAAGGCAAGCCATTTCAAGGAATATGTGGAGGGAAAGTTTTTTAGAAATTTAGTACACAATAATCAGGTTGTACTGTCATTGATATTTCTTGGGCAGCGTTTTCAGTATCCCAATTGAAATCACCAAAGCTTGCAGCTGTAATTAGTGCACCTTTAATTACCCATTCTGATACGATATCACCTACAGGACCTAATACATTTACTGTTAAGTCTTTCTTATAGAAGTCACTATACCCATCACGTCCAGTTACGGATTCATGATGCAAACGGACCCATTCCATAACGGCTTGGGCACCAGAAGGTGTAATTGGGTCAAACAATGTGAAATCAATTGTATTCCAAGTTGTTTTTCCTTTTACAAACCTTTGTACGTTAATATGATTTAGAGGTACTGTGCCTTGAGTCAATGATACGGCTCCTACTCCTTTCATAATATACGATGGGAAACCATCTACATATAGAATAAATCTATTCTTTTGTTTTGGCTCAAAAGCTGTGTAAAAAATTTCGTTGCTATCTAATACTGCCATTTTATGTTCTGTTTATTATAAATATTTTATTTTTTATTTTTTATGCTGGAAATGTTGCTCCAGTTGGCAATACATTGAAATCTAGTAAAATAAATTCAGCTGTTTTAGTAGGTTGTAAATAAATTTGTCCTACTAGCTCATTTCTATCTACTACATCAGCAGTATTGTTTGTTTCATCCATTACTACTTTAAAAGCATACAATCCTTGTCTTTGTTGAATACTTTCTAAGTATGGATTAACTTGAGTTAAGAAGCTATTTCTTGTTGCAATTGAATTTTGTTCAAATACTAGATTATCAGAAATTTGAGAGATGTAATTTTTCAATTCAATTAATAGACGACGTACATTTACTCTATCTAATGCACTTGAACGTTTTTGTAATGTTTTTTGTCCAAATACTACAACTCCACTTCCTGGGAATGTAGCAATTGGGTTAACATTAGCATTATATAATGAATCTCTATTTCCAGAAGTCAATTTTCTTTCAGCTTTAATTACATTACCTAGAGCACCTCTAGTTAAACCAGCTGGGGCAAACCAAGCATCACTTGAAGCATCTGTAAAGGCATATACTCCAGGAATCATTGCTGATGCTGGAACCCATACTGTTTGTCCGGCTGTATTTAGGGTTTGTAACCAAGGCCAGTAAGTAGCAGCGTAGCTTGAATCAAATCCAGACGCGTCACTTACGATAGTAGATACATTAGTATCATAACCATTCAAATCAATTACGGCAATTGCGTCTTGACGTGACTCTACAGTAGATACTAGCAAACCAACTGCTGTACCGTGGTCACTATTGTTTAGTCCAGGTGCAGTAATTAAATTATATCTATATTCGTCTTTATTACTTAATAGGTTAATTGATTCAGTGTAATCAGTTTGGGCTAAACCTTGAATATTAGTTATACTAATTTCTCCATTAAATTTAGCTTCTTGACCATCAAATAAAGTACCAGTAGCACCTGTAAATGATCCTGAACCGTCTGCTGGGATAGATCCTGTTAGGGTAGATTTTGCAGTTCCATTATTATCAAAATAATCAACTGTTGGAGTATTTACAGCACTTACTCTAATATATTTACTTTTATTAACGTAAGTACCATTAGATTTTACATAATAATCGGTACCATCTTGTTCTACGGTGTGAGAAGTATCTCCAATTGCTTTTGAAATATAGTTAGGGGCTTTTGGATCTAATGACAGACCTTGGAATGTTTCTAATACATTCTTTTGTTTTGAATTATCATCTCCTCTACGAACTAATAAACTAAATGTTCCATTATCAGTGTTTGATCCTTGAATTTCCCATCTAATATTATCTTTAGTACCATTTGCTAAAGTATTATTAGTACCTTCTGATCCTGAGCTATTTGCTATTTCACCTTCAGTTAAAGTTTCTAAAGTAAAAGCAGATGAAGCATCACCATTTAAAACAGAAGTACTTGAAGCACCTGTAAAGCTACCACTTGCAACTCGTGTAACCAATAATGAAGTTCCTCCTTGAGAGAAATAATTATTTGCTGAGGTTTGGGTTAAATACTCATATTGTTGTGAGCCACTAGTAACATCGCTTCCAAAAATTGCTTGGTATTCACTATATGAAGTAACTAATGTTGGAATACCCACAGGTCCTTTAGCAGCGGGACCGATAACTGCGGCACCAGCTTGTACAGGTTGTCCTTGGATAAATGATTGGTCAGTTTCTCGGGCTAATACACCAGGAGATAATAGAGTTTCTGCCATTTTATGTGTTTATTTAAGTATTATTTTCTTATAAATATTGAAACCCCCTTCAAAAAACCAATTTATTCTGTTGATTCTGGTTCTTTTGGTGGAGTAATTTCACCGGTTTCTAGGTTAATATCCCCTTCCCCATATTTTTCCTGAAGGTCTTTACCTAAAGTATTTTGTTTTAATTGAGCTTCTTCTAATTGAGCTAAAATATTTGTTTTTTGTACTTCAAGTTGACCCAACCCATAAATTAATTGTGTAATTTTAGTTTGGGCATCTTTAATATCTTGTAATTCTTTTTCTTGTAACTTAATTATTTGTGACATAATTATTTGATAATAAATATATATTAATTATTTAAACTTTAATAAATTTTTAATCTTTTTTAAAACTATTTCAGGTTTTATTGCTTTATGACAAATGTGTTGAGCCATTGTGTCTTGATGCCGTGGACACCAATCCCATTTTCCTTTATCAAACATAAATTTTTTATCAGCCCAACAATTATTACATACAGAATAATCTTCAATTTTAGTTAAGTTTTGGGTAAAATCAAAACCATAAGGTACAAAATTATTAATCATAACAGTATGTTTCCCTAATGTCCAATTTACCCAAGATAAACCTGAACCTAATCCTATAAACAATTCTGCATGGCGAAGATGGTTAATAGTATCTTCCCATTTCATTTTTCCTTTGTTTATAATATTTTTTTGGTTAAACCCTTCATGGGATATGCTTACAACTTTATATCCTTCTTTATTTAATCCTTCAGCTAACACAGGCCAATAATGATGGGGCCATTCTTTTAACCCAGCAGTAGAACGGGGACCTATACAAATGTATTTTTCTTTATAAGGACGTTTAAATTCTGGGGAAGATAAACCATAAGTAATTTCTTTATAAGGTAAACCTAACATATCAGTAGTAGATTGTATTATGGGGATAGTATTAGGTTGATTAAGATGATATTGTCCCTCATCCCATTTATTGTCTCGTTGAAACCACCCTAAAGAGAAATGAGCATAGAATTTATTATTTACGTTTGAGTTGTTATCTCCTGATAGTTTTTCAAATTCATTATCGGTATAACCAGGTGATTTAAATTTTATATTTTTATATTCTGGGTTTGTTTCAAACCAATGGTTATGGAAAGTAGATAAAGTTACATCACATTTATATCTTTTTTGAAATTCAATTACTTGGGGTGCCCATGCTAAAGTATCTCCTATAGCTTTTGATTCAAGAGATACTTTTACTTTTTTCCCAGTTAAATCAAATTTATGTACTATTTTATCATTTACTTTTATAATCCAATTAGTATGCCATCTTCGACTACATACAGTCCACATTCCATTTTTAATAGTAGTAGAATGAATAATTTGGTTTGTATCACCATCTATAAATTCTATGTGATATTTTTTATTAGTATCTCCTTTTATTTCAACTTTAGGAGTTAAATTAAAACTAATTAATATTTTATTAGCCTCTTTTACCATTATCTATTAAATTAGTATATAGTTTATAGTGTTTTTTAGCAAATTCTTCTACATTATTTTGATAATCACCTAATTTATATTTTATAGGAGAATGTACTGTTTCCATTAAGTTTAATTTATCTTTTTCTAGTTCTCCACTTAAGGGGGTAATAAAAGGTAAATACTCATCTCCGTAATGCGATAAATTATAGGCCATAATTTTAGTTTCATTAGATATAGCTTCTTTTAATACAATAGGATTACATTCCCACGTAGAAGTAAATAACATTAAATCCGCTATTTTAAAAAATTTATCTATATCTTTTCTTTCACCCCAAACTTTAACATTAGGGGGTAAATCTTGTATAAGAGGCTGCCAATATTCCTTAAAATTAGGAGCTCTATTACCTAAAAAATGGAATATATAAGTAAAACCATATTTTCCATATAATTTTCTAGCTATATCAATAGCATATTTTTGATTTTTGCCCTGGGTCCATAAACCAATATTGATGATATGGAATTCTCCCTTAGTTAAATAACCCCAATGTTTTAAAAGGTCATCCCTTTTTTCCAAAGATTGAATAGTAGGGTCAATAGGGTAAGTTATTAATTCTTTAATTGAAGGTCTTGATTTATAAGTTACATCAACATGGAACGGAGTAACACATGCATAAGCATCAGGGTCATATTTTTTACTTTTTGTAGGATTAAAACCCATACCATGGGGTGATTCTACAATTTTCCAAGGATGTTTAGGGTCATATAATTCTTTTTGAAGGTTAGAATCAAATTTATTAAATGAATCAAATCCTTCTGGGCTTTCTTCTATATGGATTATATCTATTTGTTTACTATAACAATAATCTATAATACCTTTTTGTGATTCTTTATTCCCTAAAAAGGATGTGAAATTTTTACCTACTAATTCTTGTATTTTAGATCTTTGAACTATATAGGTTGGGCTGTACATTTTCCACTCTATAACAAATACTTCTATATCAGTAAAACCAAGTAATGCCTCAATACGTTTTAACAAAAACGCGGGCATACCTCCGGTACTTAAATGTGGTGATAAAAATAAAACTTTCATTGATTGATAATATAATAACCTTTATTTACCTAATCAAGCAATATCATTTATATTTGCTACAGTTTCAGATGTAACTGTTACTTTAGATTTTGAATTTACTTTTTTAAGTGCGGTAACGTCTTTTTGTACTACTTCAGGTATAATATACCCTCGTAATCTAATATCAAATGTTCCCCTAACCAAACGATCTTTACCTGCTGTTAATTCTGTAGTAGTTTGAAATGAATCAATAAATGATCTAAATTTAAAACGTTCAGGATCACCCCAATATGAATCAGAAGCATATTCTACTGATTCGATTATTTTATTTAATTGCTCCATATAGTATGTTTGAATAACACAACTATAATTTAATGTTACAAAATCGGGAACAACTGCTAAGTTATAAGATTTAACTGGTATTCTATTATTTAATGCATTGAAATTACCATATGCATTTTTTGGGTTGTATGATTTTTGGAAGCTGCCATATAAATTAGGCATATTAGCATCTAATTTATTATATACCGTTCTATCTTTTTCAATATTATTACGTTTAACAACAATAATGGGCAACATTATTGCTCCACCTTTATCTCTATAGTATCCATCTCGTTGATATGATTTCCATCTTTCAGGTGCAGCATAAATAAATGGTACATTTCGTCTATTACCATTTTGATAAACAAAAGGTTTTATAACATTATCAAAATAATAAAATACAGCTTCATCTAAATCTTGGATACCAATGGTAAGCAACTTAGATGAATCATTTTTCATACTAAGCTTATGACCACGATTAAAATCAATACCAGTTTGTGACTCGTTAGGATTATCCGCTTGATTAGGATTACCTCGAGTTGTATCAAAAGCATCTTGTAAGCCTTTGCTTATTTGCTTTTGTGTTTTTGGTATTGGTTTTCTATATTGTGTCATTAAAATCTTTCTTTATATGGTGAAATATTTACTTTATCTGCAGGCACATAATATGTTTTGCAAATTATGGATAAATTAGCACCAAAATCTTCTAAACCAGGATTTAATGGGTTTTCATTGTTAGGGTAATCTGGATTTTTACCTACAAAATATTGGTTTGATACTGTTGAATCTACTCCATAATATTTGTCTTGATATAAAATAATATCTCCTATTTCAGGTACAACATTAGCATCTACTAAATCGGCTCTTAAAAATCTAAATTCAATACCTTGTCCAAATCCAATTCCAGTGTCATCTTCAGGATATGCTTGGTTTTCTCTTTCAATTAAACAATTAAATAAAAAGGGACCATCATAAAATTTAGCGCCTGCTGCTTCACCATATAAATTAACTTTTGTTTCTTCTAATTTATATTTGTAGAAAGCAGCTTGTTGGGTTATTATATCACCCATCAATTCCCTGTTTAATCCTCTAATTAAACTTACATCTCGTAAACGACCAAATAATGCCATATTATCCTACATAAATTGTATATGGAACATTTTTAAGTTCCTGATTTGTAAATTCTGATTCTTGTGCTCTTCTCTCTAGTAATGCCTTACGAGAAGTTTCATCAAAATATCCTCTTAATCTTTCAATTAAAGAATTTTTTTCTGCTGTTGCTGCTGCAATTAAATCAGCATCATTTAGTTGTACTTCAGCTCCTGGGATAGGTATTTGGTCGTATTTACCTCTTACATATCCTAACATTTCTTTACATAAGGCTAAAGTATATTCAAATATCCATTGTCTTCCTACACTATTAATGTCGGCATAAGTTGGGTTTGAATATGGTGCATCTGATACATTAGTTACTCTATCTGGGGTTTGTTGGATTGAGTTAGCTATTCTTTCATCACGTTTAATATATTCAAAATACATACTTCCACTTATTGTAGGGATAGGGAATATTTTTAATTTATTATTTTTTAATTCAAAGCTAAAATTAGACCTTCTAATAGTATCATTTAATTCAATAGCTTGCAATACTTGCATATCATAATTTAATGGCATCATTAAAAAGTTAATAGCAGGTGACATCCCACCAAACCCAAATGAATCAAATAAATTTTGATATCCAAATCCTGTACCACTATAGGGGTCATAATATCTTACAATAGCAGGGTTTGATTCATAAAATACACGTTTAATTTCTATACCATGTTCCCCATCTACACCATTATCTCTAGCCCATGCTTTTAAATCATAGTCTTGTTCCCCTCTTACAACATCAATTGAACCTGTATAATATTCTACATTACCACCTGAACCTGCTTCAGAACCATATTGTTCTGATAAGCGAATAATTGATTCAAAATTAGGTGTAACTGTAGCTTGGTTTAATTCTGTATCTTTAGATAATCCTTGTATTGATAATTGATTATCTCTAATTTTATAAGCATATAGTTCATTACCATAAGAAGTTATTGCTTCTTCAAATGCAGTATAAAAATTAATATCTTGAAGTTCTACATCAACTAAAGGATAACCTAACCTTCTAGCACAAAAGTTAGATACTTTATCTGCATCCGTTCTAAACTCAATATCTGAGTCGTAAAATCCAAAGGGTGTATCTCCTGGATTAAATGAGCTTGAACCGGGCCATATTGCTGGATTTGCCATATTTAAAAAATTAAGTTGTTGCTACAAAATATTCTACCTTAGCATCACTACCTGATGGTTCTAATTTAATAGATACTATATCATCATATACAAAACTACCGGTATTATTAGATCCTGTTATTTCGCTACTATTTAACATAAAACTTCCACTTGCAGCTAGGTTAAAATTTAAAGCTTCTGCAGAAGAAGATACTTTTAATTTTATACCAGTATTAGAATAATTTGTAATACGCCCATATTTAAAACTACTAGTTATAAAAGTACCAGCATTATTAACATCACTAAAAGTAAATATTTCAGTTTCTGAGCCTGATGCTAGGGTTAGTATTCTATTGTCTATAGAGGTAATGTTGGGAATCGTATAACGATATTCAGTTCCTCTTTCAGTACCATCTAAAAGTATTTGTTCTTTAATGGAAAGTTTAAGATTAGCCATTATTTATATTTTTATTATAAATATTAAAGTATTTCCTATTAGTACATACATAAAAAAAGCCCGGCAAAGCCGGGCTAATCTTATTAAAATCGTCTTACTCTTATTATAGAGTGTTAAGACCAGAAATTTGGATTTTTCCGTAAAATTCTGGACGAACGATTTTCTTAGCATAACGAGTCAAGAGACCTTTACGTGGTGTAAATGTATCTGGATCGTATACTAGAGGAGTCATNNNATTAATGGAATGTAAGGACTAAATACAGCACCACTTTCTAGGAACTGTCCACCTCTGTATCCTAATAGGGCAGTGTTTTCAGTCATGTAAGGGTTTTTGTATACTTTAATCTTACCACCACCTAGAGCACCGATTTTCTGTACACCGAAAGCATAATCTTTCTTAGTTACATCTCCATCAGCGTCAGCAGCAAATCCAGGAATAGATTCTAGAATAGTACCTACTTTTGGAGAAATTACCATAAAGTTAGCACCACCTCTTAGAGTTCTTTGGTGGATAATGTTGCTTAGTTTAGTGATTTTAGTTCCTAATGTTTGGAACCACTGTCCTTGTGAATTATAGAATCCTAGGTCAGTTACAGTACCGTTTCCAGTACCAGAAATAGCTTGGTTGTTAACAGCAGACCATACTTCAGTACCAGCAGAAGCATTTTCAATTAGCATATCAAGAATTTCTAGATCGATTTCTAGAGAGATATACTCACTTAACATTGAAGTTAATTCAGCTTCAGCATCAATACTGTGGTATGCGTTAAGATCTTGTGCAAATTCCGGCGTCCACACAGCTTTTAGCTTACGTGTTTTAGCTACGATAGCAGATGATTTCATCTGTACGTTAATTTCAGGAATTGAGATAGGATCGTTTCCACCGTTTAATCCAGTGTTACCATCTTCGAAGTCACCTCTGTTGTTATCAGCTGTAGCTTGAGAATATTCTACAGTTGTAGCATCACCAGAGTCAGTATCCAATACAATAAAAATAGTACCATTATCAGCAGCATTTCTTTTTGTAAAAGCAGCTACATGTACAGGAGCACTACCTGAGATTAATTGGAAAGCTCTTACAGCTTCGCTATCAGGAGATGCTAATTCAGTATCAGCAATTTCTACTTTAGAATAATCACCAGCAACTGCAGAAGCAGAATAATCTGAATCAAAATTCAAATCAGCCCAGTCAGCATTAGTTACGGTAGTAGATACACCAGCAGATGAAGTTGTGTTAATTGAATAAGCGAAACGACCAGCGCCATAAAGACCACCTGAAGTATCGTTAGAAGCAAATCCAGAAACATCACCATAAAGTGAGTTACCAGCAGTATAGCCATCTTTAGAAGTTCCATATTGGAAATCTAAGTAAAATACTAGCCCAGAAGGCAAGTTCATTGGTTGTACAGATACAAATTCCTGTGCAGCAATTTGTCCAAATACTTTTCTTACAAGTGGAAGAGCAACTCCTGCCCATTGTGCACCATCACCTGCTGTGAAAGTTGCACCACCTGAATTTGTAGAAGAAGCTTCAACAACAAGTTGTTTTGCTTGGTTCTCAAGGATAACACCCATATTGGATTTGTTACTTCCTTCAAGACCTTCTAAAAGTCCAGTTTTTTCCCACTTTTCAGATAAACGTGCAGCGTCAGATGATACTGACTTAAAATTATTTGCACTTTCTAAAAGAGATTGTAAACTCATGTTTTTAAAATTTAAAATTTATTAAATAATTCCAGCTAATTTTTTAAATCTATCAACCATTTCGTTACTTTCAACGATTGGTTTTTTAGTAGTGGGAGCTGTGCCCATTACTTTAGATGCGCTACCTTTTACTTCATTAACAGGTGACTTAGCTTTGCTAATTAACCCTTCATTTAATGTTTCAAAAATAACTTTGGCTTCTTTAACTGTAGATGCTTTGTCAAATGCTTTAAGCACTTTAACTTTTTTATCTTCAGTTAGATTCTTATCGCGGAAGATTTTGTTAGTATAAAGAAGTTTAGCATTTAAAAGATTAACTTCGTTAAGTTCTTT